ATTGTCAGCGCCAATTGTAAATGATGCATCAGTAGCAAGATCTCTTGTAAAAGTAGCAAGAGTAGCATTAGTACTGAATACATGCAATGACGTACTGGGAATTGTTGTACCTATACCAACATTTCCACTCGCAGTTATAGTAAGAATACGAGTACCTCCTATATAACTATTAACTAAAAAATTTCCTTTTCCGCTCAATCCAATTTCTACATCACCACCCGTATAAGTTGTTGCATTGTGTCCATGTAATTTTACAGCACCTCCTGCAAAAGCAGAACCAAATCCTGCTTGCATGTATATTGATCCGGTTCCTTGATTGACATCTGACAACAAAAGATATCTATTTGAATCACCTGAATATCCTATATTACCATTTACTACTAATTTATCATTTATTGTAGTTGTACCTATACCTACATTTCCTGTACTCAATGTCCAAGTCATAATAGGCGTAGTTGGTGTCGCAGTAAGAGTAGCAGCTGCACCTATCGCAATAGAATTAAATGATGCACCCAAATCATAAAAGTGTGCATAATTTGCACCATTTGAATTCAATGTTAATTGATTTGCGGCAGAAGCACCAACATTGTTTATAAAAGTTTGACCAACAACATGCAATTTTGTATTTGGTCCTGTTGTACTAATACCGACATTCCCACTACTATCAATTCTTAATTGTTCTGAATACGATGTGCTTCCAGAAACTTTTCCTATTGCAAAATATTGAGTTGAAGATATGCCTTGTGCCCATATTAAATTTGCTTCGTTTATACCGTTACTATAATTTCTTCCAATTGATACGCCCGTAGTAAACCCTGTTGGTAAATTGGCTCCAACATTACCATTAAACCATGACCAATTATTTCCGTTTGTAGCAGCATGAACTTGCAATAATGAACCAGGAACAGTTGTTCCTATACCAACTTTTCCGTCATATGTAAAAGAAACTAAATCTGTTGTTGGATTTGCTAATGTATTGCCACCTACAATTGTAAAAGTATTGGAATCTGTAAATTTAAATCCAAAATCATATGATGTAGCAGTATTGTTTTGAAATATTATTGGACGGGTACCATTTGCACCTACAAAATAAGAAGTACTTGACGCATCCGTATTTGTATAAAATCCGTTTGTAAAATTTGCATTTCCATTTACATCCAATTTATACGCAGGATTTGTAGTACCAATACCAACTATACCAAAACTGCCTGTCAAACTTGCACTAATATTGCTTGCAGTTAAATTAGTAATTATATAACTATTGCCTACAACTAAACTACTTGCTGTCAAACTGTTTGTAGCCCAACTACTTGTACCAAAATGACTGCCAGTAATTGAACTTGCACTAATATTGCTTGCAGTAATTGATACAACATTTAATCCGCCATTTGTTGTTAAACTGCCTGATAAACTATAACTGCCACTTAATACTTTACTGTTATTCCATTGCGTACCATTCCCAAATATTAATAAATCACCCTGAGTTGGACTAGCTATAGCAACATCACTCAAACTATCAAGACTTGTAACTACTGGCGTTGTTCCACCACTACCAATACCACCTACACTTCTAAATAATCCAGCTTGAACTATTGTACACTTGTTTGCCGTAGTCAAATTGGTACTATTACCTTCTATTACTATAGTTGCCAATTGAATAGCATTTAATGCAGTATTAGGCGCTTCTGTAAATGCTTCTGTATTTACAGCATTTTGAGCATCAATTAATGTTGTATATACATCATTACCATAATATACCAGAAACGCATTGGTTGGACTGTTAGGTATCCAAAATACTCTTTGAATCGTAAATTGATTATTGTAACTACCGCCTAACGATGTTAACACACCATTATTATTGTATTTGGTAATATCCAATGTTGTGTAACCAGCATTACCAACACCAGTATCAATTATAGGAGTTGATCCTGATAAATAATATCTGTAAATTTTACTAGCTGTTATTGCGTTTTCAACAACAGTACTTGGATGGTTTGGATTAATGTAATAATTTGCACCTTCACGAAAAGATACGCCGCCTGTTTTTTGAATTGATAATCCACTTCCACTTGCTTGTAATGTATGTCCACTTATTTTCAATGGACCAAATGCTCTGGTAAAATCATCTGTTTTTTGTGGATATCCATAACTAATCTGCGGACTATTAAATACACCAGTACTTACACTACCACTCAATGTCAATACTACACCAAGATGTATTTGTGTATCCCATTGATCAATATTTGTACTGCCCCAAGCATTTGTTTGTTGTACTATTTGACCTGTATTATCTAAACCAACATATGTTATCTTAGCACTACCACTATAAGTTATAGGTACATTTGTATAATCTGGCCAACCTACTTGTTTAATAGTTGGATATGGATCGCTACCAGTTGTAGCATTCATTGAAACAATTAATCCACTGCCACTTTTAATATTAAATGTGGTTGAACCAGGAGTACTACTAATTTGTCCACCGAATAATATACCCGTATACATATTACTTTCCAACCAACGCAAACGAGTTGTATTTGTAAATGGACCTTGATATTGTGTGAAATATAAATCGTTGGTACTACCGCTACAATAAATGTAACTTGCGGTTGTATTGGTTGGTATTGAGATATTACCAACAGGCAACAATTGAATATAAGCGTTACTACCACTTACAACGATTGGACCGCTACTTGAAATATTTGTAAATGTTGCTGTTGTACCCCAAAATATACTTGCACTAACATAACCACTTGCACTGATATTGCTTGCGGTAAGATTGGTAATAATTGATGTACTTCCACTTACATAACTTGCAGTTCCTAAAGTTAAACTATTTAATGATGCGCTATTAATACGAGCGTTACTATCAAAATAAATAATAGAACTGGTAGCTGCTGCTATTTTTGTTTCTAAAAATGATGTACCTGAACTACTTACTTGACTAAGAATTAAATCACCAACATTATAAACTATTCCTGTTCCTATAGGCATATTGTATAAATATTACTTTATTTATGTTTATATAAATATAATAACCCAAGAGGTTAGTTTCTTGGGTTATCACTTAATTTAAACTTTTATTTATTATTTTATGGTGTCCAATTTGAAATAGGTACTCTTTTCCAAATATTTCCAGTATAAACATAAATGAAATTGTTATCTACTGTTATTTGTCCAACGAATCCAGAATTTGTTGGTAATGAAGGAACTTGACCAGTACCAGGACTACTTCCTGTAGATACTTGAAGAATATTAAATGAACCAGTAACATAAGTTACCAATGCGCCAGTAATGTAAGTCACTGTACCATAACTTGCTGTTATTGATGATGCACTAATTACATTGCCTGTATATCTTAATGTTGTTCCATCATCACTTAATGAAGAATCAGTAATAGCGTTACCTTCATATGCTTTTGTTAATCTATTAACAGTTAAATTTGGAATTGCATTACCAAATGAAGCAGTTGGACCAATAATAACATTACTTGCACTTTGATTTTGATCAACAGTTATCCAATTATCTGCTTGACCATCCCACAAGAATGAAGAAGTAACATTAACACTTCCACTGTCAAATACATCAATACCAGCATATCTTTGGAATGGTGATAATGCATTTAATACTACTCTGTTGTCACCAATGATTACAGTACTTGAACTAATATTAACAATTGAACTTGATCCATATATTGTTAAATCACCATATAAGAATGTTGATCCGCTTACATGCAAATTCCTACCAATACCAACACCACCTGCAACCGTTAACGCACCATTAGTCCAATCTGAAGCTTGTGTAGTGAATGGAACAGTAACTTTTGTACTGCTTAATGTTAAATTAGTAGTTCCGCCTGAATCTTGAATATTATTTCCGCCTACACGTAAATTTCCAGCAACTGTAGTTAATGATGAACTTACGGTCAATCCAGTATTTCCTGATGCATCTTGTATTATATTATTTACACCAAGTTGGAAATTACCGGCAGTTTTTACAATACCAATTGTATTTCCTAATAATACTTGAGAAGTTGCTCCGCCACCAATATTTACGTTATTTGCATTTGTATTAAATAATGTTGCAGTACCCGCAGTAGTTGTAATATCACCGCCGTTTACTGCAAGATCACCATTTAATACCATATTACCATTACTGTCTATAGTGACATTACCGGAATATAAAGATGAAGTGTCTGTATTTAATATTAAAATATTATTTCCGTTAATATTATTAAATGTTATGTTACCAGTAGTACCACCTATTCTGACTCTAGGAACGTTATTGGATTGTATTAAGAAATCATTAAAATTACCGCTACTAAAATAACCAAGTGTACTACTACTAGCATATGTACTACTTCCGGTGCCAATGAATGTTAAAAATGATGCACTTGGAATTAATACACTTGATGTAATTGAACTTGCACTTATATTTGAAGCGGTAATATTACCAATAACTAAATTTCCAAATGTAGTAGTACCTGTAATTACTAATGTACTAGCACTAATATTACCACTTGCACTAATATTACTTGCAGTTAAGTTTGTAGCAATTAAACTCGTAAAGTTAGCAGAAGAACCAGTATATGCACTAGCACTAATATTTGAAGCGGTAACAGTTGATAATATACTATTACCCAATACAGTTAATGTACCTCTATCAAAAATTGCACTTGCACTAATGTAACCACTCGCAGTAATATTGCTTGCGGTTATATTTGTCATATTAAGATCTGACGAACCAATTAATGTACCTGTACTATCGGTTTGTAGAATAAGATTTGAACCACTGATGATTCTTTCAACAAATGGTGCTTGACCTGCTTGTAAAGACGCAGATGTTTGCGGAATTACTATATTTAAAATGTTAGTATTTGGATACGGCATATGTTTACTCTATTTTATAACTATAAATATAATAAAAAAAAATAATGATTATAAATTTATAACATTTATACAGTCCATTCTGAAATGGATTGTCTTAACCATCTTCCATTTACATAAATATAATGATAATCACCATCAAATGCCATCCATCCTGATTCACCATAATCTGTTGGAGTTGTTGGAACATTGTGCCAAATATTAGAATTGGATCCTGATACAGTGACGTTAATTGTTTGTTGAATCAATGCTGCATAACTTTGTCTAATTGTAGTAATTGCTTCACCCGCAGCAGTTGTAGATTGTTCGTTTGAAATTGTAGCTTTAGGAAATCTCCATTCACTATCATTTTCGACAAGTGGATTGATACTATAATAAGGATTACCCTTGTTACTGTAAGTATTTTCCTTAACTTTTTTATTAACTTTATCCATTTGAGCACCACTAACAATTTCTGCTGTTAATTTTACTTGTTTTGGTGTTAACATTCTTTGAACAGTCTGTTTTCTATCTTCAAATGATTCCGGTAATAAATAAGCATTGGTAGATAAAGTAAATGTGCTTCTTACCATTCTATCTTTTTCACCACTCGATTCAATAGTATTGGTGTAATTATCTATTTTAACTCTAAAATTAAATCTTTGTTTATCACCCCAATAATCTCCTTCTGCAAAGTTAATTTTTTCTAATATTGCATTGTTTTGTTCAACATATTCGGTCCATACAATAAATTCATATTCTGCTTTAATATGATCCGGCATTGTAACTGCAAATATTTGATTTGTAGGAGCAACAGTATTATTTAATAAATTAAATTTGTCATATTTGTTCTTTTCATTAAATTTAGTCATTACTGGATAACTCAAATAACGATTTAATGTTTGATAACCTTCATCTTTTGAAAATGATGTTCTTTTGACCATTATCAACGGAATTTGTAACTTACCTTGTTGATCTCTTAATGCACCTTGTGCTTTTGCTGCATACCATTTTTCAGGATTACCATAAATAATTGGTACTTTTATATTTTCGCCAGCGTCAATTACAGTAGGATTGATAATATTTTGTATATAACTAATCAACGCAGTATCAATATCTAATAAACTAACTGTAAAATTTTTCTTTGCATCTTCATCTCGTCTAGTATCCAACGCAATGTTTCTTACATTAGAAACAATAGGATTGTTCTTTTCAACATTGTTATTTGTTGGTACTGGATTGTTCGTATTTCCTTGCCACATAATAATAAATATCAATTAAAAAAAATATATTTATATTAATTGATATTTTCTAACTTTTTTCTAACTTTAATACTATTTATTAATATGGGAAGAAAAAAGAAATATCTAACAGAAGAAGAAAAAAAGATATCTAATAGAGAAAAATATATGAGATTCTATTGGAAAAATAGAAATAAAATAAAAAAAATAAATTTAGAAAGATACCATGCCAAAAAAATTAACAGCTGAAGATTTTATCAATAAATCAAAACTAATTTTTGGAGATAAATTTTCCTATGAAAAATCTATATATGAAGATAGAACAAAATCCGTAATAATTACATGTAAAATACACGGTGATTTTTTACAAAAACCAATTGACCATTTAAGAAATGTATGTGGATGCAATATGTGCGCAAGTAGAGGTAAACAATTAGATACAAAAACATTTATTGAAAAATCAAAATTAGTACACGGTGATATATATGATTATTCATTAGTTAATTATAAAAAATGGAATATAAAAGTTGATATAATATGTAAAACTCACGGTAAATTTAGTCAATATCCAAATGGACATTTATTTAAACAAGGATGTACTAAATGTAAAGATGTTAAAACAAGTATTAGATGTAATAAAGGAATAAACAACTTTATTATAGACGCAAATAATGTACATAATTCAAAATATGATTATTCGGAATCTGTATATAAATCTAATAAATCAAAAATAAAAATAATTTGCAAAAAACACGGATGTTTCTATCAAATTCCAAAACATCATTTACATGGAAGTGGATGTCCTAAATGTTCAAAAATAATATCAATACCAGAATCAGAGTTCTTAAATTATTTAAAAATACCAAATAATTCTGAAAATAGACAAAAATATTTAGGATTGGGAAAAATAAAAGTTGACGGTATTGTCAAAAATAAAATTTTTGAATTTTTAGGTGATTTTTGGCACGGCAATCCTAAAAAATATAATTCTAACGATATACATCCAATTACTAAAGTTAAATATAAAAATTTGTATAAAAAAACTTTTGATAGATTTAAAAAGTTAGTTTCAAAAAATTACACCGTTTATTATATATGGGAATCTGATTGGAATGATTGGTTAAATAAAAAAATAAAAACATTTCCAATTAAAAAATTTAGTATTGTCGGTTAACCAGATTAATTTTGCTCAACTTGCTATAATGCGTATTGCAAATAATACTATGTGATTTATTTGCTTGACCTCCGAGCAGCTGCTCCTGCACTACATTATCAACTTCATGATAACGATCATTAAATAATATCAAATCACCAACTTCTGGATAAAAACTAGCATCTTTTAATGCCAATTCTCTAAATTTAAATACAACACTTTGATCTCTATCTGGACCAAATCCTTCATCATCCGTAGTAATATCTCCACGGTCAATTAAACTGCTCAATTCTACACCAGAATAAAAACTCTTTCCTTCAGCAGCAACTGCTTCGCCATAAATGTTTGTATTGGTTTCATTTGGTGCAATTTTAAATAAAACAACTAACGTTTCAATAATATCACGCATCAATTCCGCATTAAATTGGTTTACCAAATTAATGTCTCGTTGACTAAAATATCTCCCAAATAATGCCATATTATTTTATTATTAAATGAAATGTTGCAAAGTTGACACCAATTTATCGTGCCATATTGATATAAAACCAAATACTAAAACCCCAATATAAATTAATAGTGGAACAGTCTTCATTATAGATGTCATCTTTTCAGTTTCATCTGCCTTAGCTTCCATTTGAGCTTTACGACTGGTTGCTTCAAGATTTTCTCTCAATTGTGTAATCAATGTTTCTTTTTCAGATGACGCTTCGCTTCTTAATTCAGAACCATCTAATGTAACTTCACCGCCAGGAATTGGAATAGTACTATACTTTTGTCTTATTAAACCGAGATTTTCTTTACACAATGCCAAGAAATATTTCTTAACCCATTGTTTTCCAACTGCATTTAATTTGTAATAAGTTACATTTTGATATGGTACATTACTATAATCGCTGACTACATCATAATTACTTCCACTACTAAATGTGTTTGCACCATTTAATTTATTTTTTTCAACAACATATTCAACATAAATTGTGTGATCATATGTTGGAATAGGGAATATCTTTAATTTATTGTTTACAACTTCAAAACTATATGCACTTTTACGAACCATATCATTAAATTCAATTGCTTGACCTCTCAATAAATCTTCAAATATTGGAGTCATCAAAAATTGTGTAGCAGGACTATAACCAGCAAATCCCATTTCATTTAGTACATTACTGTAACTCATACCTGTCATACTAAATGGATCATAAATACGTGCAAATGCTGGTGGAGGACCATGAAATACTCTTCTAATTTCAACTCTACTACCACTTTCAATATTAGTTCCTATTATTGTTTGTAAATCATATGTTTGTTGACTTGCACTTAGTTGTACAGGTGTTTTTTTGATATCAACATATCCACCTACACCAACTTCACTTCCATATCCTTTTGCTAATTGAATTATATATGGTAATCCTGTTCCAGTAACATTTTTTCCTGTAATATTAGGATTATCGGCGGTGTTTAATCCTTGTAAATTCAATAAATTATTTCTGATATTAAATTGATTTACTTGAGCGCCATATTCATTGACGGATTCTTCAAATGCAGCATAAAAATTTACATCAATTAATTCAATATCAATGATTGGATACCCCATTCTTTTTGCTGCCCATTCCGCACTCTTTTCACAATCATATTCAAAATAACCAACGCTTGCTGTTAAACTAACAGGTGTAGGTTCTGCCAAATAAAACCCAAACGGAATATTAGCCAAAGTAACTGCACTTCCTGATCCTGGAAATCGAACTCTGTCTTGATCTAAATTAGCATTACTCATAGTTTAATCCATCCTTTTACACTTTTAATTTTTCTATTTTTTCTGTTGAAATTTGTTATATTTGATGGAATTAAAATAGATACGTTATTATTAAGTTTGTTAAGAATAACACTTTGGTTACTAATATAATGTTTTGTTCCAATTAAAATAATTCCGGTTTTAATGTTTTTTAATGAATAAATAGATAAGTCAGCGTTTGGATTTTTTTCTCCTAAATTAATTTTTTTATAATATTCTAAAATTTCAGGTTTTCTGAAATGATCTTTAATTTTTTGAATTACTTCTGGTCTTTTAGATGGATTTTTGTCTCCTAATTTAGATTGTCGTATTTTTTCCCTGACATCCGGTCTACTATTGATTTCAATAGCATTTTTTATCATTTTTTGTTTATGTATAGGAGAATTTATTGTTTTTTTTAATTTATCAATAGTTGATTTTTTATACATTTGGTTATTTATACCACAAACCGCTCCCATCAATCCATTTTCTTCAATTAAATTTGCCCAATCATTACTTTTAACTATATTAAATTTATTACTATGTTCAATGCATAGTTTACTAAATTCTTCAATTTTATCTAATTCATACTTAACAATTATTTCTGTATTTATATGTTTCCCATGGACTTTTAAATGATTATTCCATCTTGTTCCAGAACCTAAGTATGAAATAGCTTTAGAATCACTGGTAGTTACTTTTTTACAAAGATATTTCAATCCGGTGACAGTATGGGTTTTAACCATTAAATAAAGATATTTATTAGCACTCATTGTTTATAAATATTAAAATAATTAAGTTTAATTTGATTTATAATCCAAATCTTGCTTTTGTTGCATTGTAATTTTGAGACACTTCAGTTATGGTTAATGATCTACTGTAAACAGAAACTTGAGATATGCTACCTTCAAATCCATGATTACTAGGTTGATTAGCCGTACAACCTATACATAAATATGTACCAGTTTGAGTTGCTACTGCACCAATATTTAAAGCCCCTCTATCTGCGCCATTAAAATACGATCTTCCTGCACTACCGTCCCAAGTAACAACAACATTATTCCAAGTGTTAGTGTTTACAGAACCTGGTGATATTTGTGTTTTTGTTCCTCTAATGCCAACACATAATAAATACGGATATAAAGAACCGGCGGAAGTCGTACTATTATTAGCACTAACAAATAATGTTATTGTTTCTCCTCCGCCTATTCCACCAGATTTTCCTAGTATAGCATAAGAACAGTTTCCAGCGTTTACCGTTGAATCTCTTACAGATTGGGGCGATACAGGAAATTTAAACCATGCTGATACAGACCATGAAGTAGTATTATCTGCGAAAAATGAATTGGTTGAAACGTTAAAAAATCCAGTTGATGTATTTACATAAAAAAATTGATCTATCGCATTAAAAGTAAAAACTCCATTTGAATATGTAGGATTTCCACTTACTATACAACTATTACTATTGCCACTTAAATCAATCCACGTTGAACTTCCACTCGTATAGCTTTTTGTATTAACTGAATCTAAAGCTAATACTAATCCGTTTGTAATTATTTTAGGTGAATGTGTTAATCCCATATATTATAATCCAAATCTATTTTTTGTTGCTCTATAATTTTGTAAAATTTCATCATCGGTTAATACTCTATTATAAAATTTTAAATTAGAGATGTCTCCAGAATAATAATATCCTCTAGATCCGTTATATCCACCATAAACTCCGATAGACATACCATTTGCATTAGTAGTAAATCCTCCAGAAACTGTTTGAGTAGAAACATAAGACCCATTAAAATATATTCGTTTGATTCCATAATTATAACTTGCAGTTACAAGAAACCAAACATTCGATGTTAAATAAGTAGAAGTATTTATACTTAAATCGGCTATTCCAGAAGTAACCGTATTTGTTCTAAGTTTTAAATTATTATTTTGTTCAAAAAATAAAGCATATTGTGTATTTACATTTCCTTTTTCAAATAAAAATCCATTTTGATTTAAATTTGATGTTCTCGCCCAACATTCAATTGTAAATGTTTCGGTATTAAACAAACTACTTTCAGGCGCAGTTGCATATGTGCTCGATCCGTTCCACGTAAAATACCCACAATTGTTATTGTTAAAAGTTGGACTATTAAACGTTGTAAAATTTATATTATTACCACTTAAATTGGACCAAGTAGTTCCTGTGCCAGGATAACTTTTTCTATTTGCCGCATCTAAAGATAGTACTAATCCTGATGTAACTATTGCTGGTGAATATCTTACTCCCATATATTATATATATTATTGAGGACAATTTGCACATGGCATTTCCACTTGTGTAGTGAGAAATAATTCAGTATTATTTTCATTAACAGTAATACTTCCAGATGGATAATTGTTTATTATATAATCAATTGCAACTTGAGTATCTATATTAGATTGTGGCCAATCCCAATTTCTATGCATAACATCTCTCCAAAAATTGTCTCGGTCACGTATCATTATTAATTCAGTAAACATATTATTTAGCCCAAACTATAAGTTTATTTGCTCTATCTACAGGACACGCACAACAGTGATTTAAAGCAGGTCCACCTTCACAACCAGCAAACCAACTTCTTACACAACTTTGTTCATAATAATTGCTCCAACCACCTACATAACTACTACATCCTCCAGTTGAACTGGTAATCCAAGTTGCGGGATAACTTGAGTCGTTTGCATATTTTCTTTTAAAATAACCATTTGAATATGTAAAATTATCACTTGACCAATATTGTGGATCTAAAAACAAATTATACATTGTATCCGTATTACTTAAAGATCCTGATGCCCATACACTACCATCTGCTTCAGATATATGCCACCATTGAGTTCTTGTTTCTTTTGTGCCTGAATTTAAAAATGAACGAATATCTGCGTCAGAAAATTTATTCATTGCAGTATCATTTTCAGTTGGCAATGAACCTGCTGTTGCAGAAACCGATGAACTTATATATGGACTGGTTCCTCTAAATACTGTAAATACACAAAACCAAGCAGAGTTAGCATCATTTTTAATATCTGCCCATACTTTTGTAGCTGGATTATTAACTCCGCCTAATCGTATACCTACATAACCATTATTACCTACCCCATTTGAAGTAGATTTTACCCTTAATTTTAAATCGTCTCCATTATTCGCTGCTGGACCTGCTTGACATCCCATAAAATTATAATTTTGTTATTTTAACTTTTAATTCATTTGTTCCTTTTATAACTCTATGCCAAACTTCTTTTGGTATAAAAATTTTGCCGGACATAGTTTTTGGCAATTCATTATCCATTTGTAATTGCCAATCGGTTGTACCAATTATTTCTACAATTCTATCTTCTCTATCTCTATGCCATTCCAAATCATCTGTATCTACACTTTCTTCGAATTCTCTTAGATACAAATTATCTTGTAAATGTGTTTCTTTGAAAGGAAATTCCATATATTACCAATATTTGCCTTTGCTCTTAGTGCCTAAAGATTTGATCCTATGACTTCTACAACTCCAATAACCTGCAGTTGTACGGTCTTTCTTCTGACTACATTTGTGTCTTGCTCTAAAACTCTTTCTACGAGCTTTACTGCTAGCTCTAATTCTCATTTTAGGATCGCCAAATGTTACTTTCTTTATATTACCGTTTTTACCTCTAACATATACTGCAAATTTCTTTGGTCCTCCTGGAGTTCTAAATGGTCTATTAAGATGTACAGTTCTGCCTCTGTGTTTGACTTCATTAATGTATTCATCTTCATCCAATTCAATTGGCGCATCTAAATAAACTTCTATACCTTCATAAATTGCTTTAAGTCCTAAATCACTTTCTATAATATCTACATCATCATCATTTAATTCAATTGCGTCATCATTGTATAAACCACGAACTTCATTTACTAGTTTAAAATATCCTTCACTATAAATTCTAAAGATATTTTCTTCCAATGTTAATTTATTGTCTAAGTGATACTTTAAATTGGAACTAATTACGGTATCTTGAACCAATTTCATTGGTGCATTTTTTTCTAAAATTTCATCCACTATATCACTTAAATTTATCATACTATATAAATATACTACTATTTTATCTTTCGTTTGTGATATTTTATAGTAGTTCCACTCAAATTATATTTAATTGAAAGTTCTTTAATTGTATATTGATTGGATAATATGTCTTGATATAATTCATGTTTTATTTTTTTAATATTATTTTTTGAAACGGATATGTTTGTTTTTCTGTTTTCATTCATTGGACCTTGTTTTTTACCTGTTTTATTATTATCATAAGAGTAATTTATTTTTCTTGAAGATAAATTATTTCTTCTCTCTTCATATTTTATAGTTCCAATTTCAATTCCATATTTTTCAACAAACCAATTTAAAGTAAATCTACCTAATGCTTTTTGTTTTTGAATTATAATACTATCATTATTATGTTTTTTTCCAAACATAGGATTATTTTCTCCCGAATACATTTCAGATAATTGTTGTCTTATAGTTTCTTTATTTGGATTATGTGTAAAATTATCTCCTCCTGAAGAACTTAATGCAATATTATAACCAATATTGTTTCTATAAGGTTGAAATGTATCTAAATAATACTGTTCTCTTTCCAATAATATTTGTTCATCATTTAATTCTTCAATTACTTCAAATTTAAAATTATCTTTGCCGTAAAAATTCCATGAATTTTGTAATTTTTTATTTATGTGAATATTTTTATTTAATTCATTTATATGTTCCCACCATCTTCTGTCTATATCTTTTGATGAACCGATGTAAAATTTTCCGTTTTTTAAATTTGTAATTTTGTAAATACCTATTTTCATACCTTACCATAAATATCTTGAATTTTAATAAAAACGCAATAAAAAACCCTCACATTTTACTGTGAGGGTTATTGATTAAACTATGTTAATATGAATTAGATTTGATCTAAGTCGGAAACATATATCTTGCCGTAGAATTCGGGGCGCACTACTTTCTTAGCATAACGAGTCAATACACCTCTACGTGGTGTGAAGTTGACTGGATCGTATACCAATGGAGTTTGTACTAGTGGGATGTATGGGGAATATACAGCACCTGTTTCTAGGAAGTTATTTCCACGGAAGCCCATCAAGATGGTGTTTTCTTGCATATATGGGTTCTTATAGACTTGGAAGCGACTTGCGAAGCTACCAACACGACTTACACCCATTGCGAACTTAGCAGAATCACCGTCAGTGTTAACAACATATCCTGGGATTGATTCCAAGATGGTTGCTACGTCTGGTCCAACTACTAGGAAGTTTGCACCACCACGTAGAGTCAATTGTTGAATTCTGTTGGATACTTTTTGAATCTTGTTTCCAAGAGTTTGGAACCAAGTGCTCTTTACGTAAGCGGTACGATTGGTTGAATCGTTGTTTACGGTAAATGTTGGGATACCATTTGCATCATTTGCACCCTTAATGATATCTCTACCAATTACGGCGGACCATGCTTCGGTTGTCAATGCAGGAGCTGCATTAATCAACATGTCCATAATTTCAAGATCAATTTCCATTGATACGTATTCACTCAAGAGAGCAGTCAATTCTGCTTCTGCATCAATGCTGTGGTAAGCATTCAAGTCTTGAGCCAATTCTGGGGTCCAGACTGCCTTTAACTTACGAGTCTTAGCAACGATAGGTTCGCTCTTAAGTTCCAAGTTAACTTCTGGAATGTTGATATCAGTACCTTGGTTAATACCAGAAGTACCTCCTGCAGTTCCTTTGAATGGATTTGTATCTTCGAAGTCACCACGGGTACTATCAGTAGGTTGTACTGTATATGTCAAGGTAGCAGTACCTGGAGTTGGTGCTTGTGAACCAGTTACAATGAATTGAATTCTGTAATATGGAGATGCCAATGAACCAGTGTTATATACCTTGGTTAATTCATTGATTTGTAGGGTTGGATCAATTGATGAACCGCTCAAAGCAAAGCTTCTTACCGCATTCAAATCAATTCTGTTGCTGGTATTGTCGCCGACGTTTACAGTAAGTTTTCTGTATGAACCTGTAGCAACATAAGTTGAATCCAAGTCAACATCACTGAAGCTTACTGAACCTGTAGTAAATGACAATACTGAAGAAGTGAAGTTTTCAGTATATGCATAACGACCTACACCGTATAGACCGTTTACTGCTGCATCGGTAGAACCGAGCTTTAATCCGTTACCACCGAACAATGATTGACCATTGTAACCGTTTTGGCCAGGAAGACCACCACGGGTAGTACCATACTTGAAGTCTAGATAGAAAATAAGACCAGATGGTAGGTTCATTGGTTGTACTGAAACGAATTCCTTAGCGGAGATTTCAGCGAATACACGACGAACTAGTGGGAGAGCTACGCCAGCCCATTGTTCACTGTTTGCAGAAGTACCAGTAGCGGTAGCTTCGTTCAACAATTGTTGTGCTTGGTTTTCAAGCAAGATGGACATATGTGCCTTATCAACACCTTCTAGTCCTTCAAGAAGACCAGTCTTGTCCCATTTGCTTTGCAATCCACGGGTTTCAGTCATCAACTTAGCCTGTGGATTCATATTGTTTGTCAATAATGATTTAATATCACTCATATTTTTTATAGTTAGTTTTTACTCACCTTAATTTAACTTTTACTTCTTAATTCCGGCGAGCTTTTGGAATCTTGAAGCCATCACGTTGCTGTTTTCTACAATCAATTCCTTTGCAGGAGCTGTTGATGCAACTGGTTTACTTGCCAAACCTTCGGTGATTGTTTTTGCAGTTGTATTGGTTTTCTTGACAACTGATCCACCTAAACTATATGATTCGGACAAAATAGTATAACTCAACTTGACTTCACGGATGGACTTAGCCAAGTCGAACGTTTCCACAACCTTAAGTTTTTGCTTTTGGTCGAGGTTAAAGCTGTTAAATAGTTTATTTGTATATAGCAATTTAGCATTCAACAAATTAACTTCGTTAAGTTGATCACGTAGATATTGAACAGTAGACATAGCTTCGTTCAATTCGGTTTGAAGAGATTCGTCAACTTTTTCATCTTCAATCTTTTCATCAACTTTTTCTTCTTCTTCTTCTTTTTCTTCACCTTCGGTGATTTCTTCTTCTTCACTTTCGGTTTCTTCTTCATTCAAAGAATCAAGAAGTTCTTGTAAATCAACTACTTCATCTCCTTCAGTTTCTTCGGCAACTGGTGTTGGTGCTACAGGAGCAGGTGCAACTGCGGTTGGATCAACTGGAGCAGGAGCAGGTGCAACTGCGGTTGGATCAACTGGTGTTGGTGCTACAGGAGCAGGTGCAACTGCGGTTGGATCAACTGGAGCAGGAGCTGGTGCAACTGGAGAATTTGGGTCAACTTGACCTGCTTCATCCAATTCACCTTCTAATTCAGCAAGAATTTCATTCAATTCTTCATCTGTAATTTCCATATCACCTTCATCAACTGATACAGGTGTTTCTGGGAATCTGTTCATTCTTAATGGATGTTCTCCAAAGTCTTTAGAAATATCAGACTTTGCACCAGTTGGATCTGGATTTGCAATTTCAGAAGAACTTAAATCTGCGATTTCGTTTTTTAGTTTTTCAGCTAACATAGCTTCTAGTTTTGGTTGGAATGCTTCTTCCAACGCTGCTTTTGCATTTGCGAGTGCTGTAGCACGTACAGCCTTAGCGTCAGCAATAGCTTCTTTCAATAGATTTGACATATTTATTTTTCCTTATTTGTGTGAAGTTATTGAGGATATTGAACTTCAATGAAGATTAATTAAATTATATGTTGCGACAAAGGAAATGTCGTATTACTGTTAAATAAATATAAATAAAAAATTGAAAGTAATAAAAATTATTGATATTTATACTATTATGCCATATAAAATCAAAGGTAAATGTATTTACAACAAAGAAACTGGTAAAAAAATCGGATGTACTGACGGTGATGTACAACGATATTTGCGTGCATTGTATGCAAATGTACCAGATGCAAAAAAGAATGAAATACGAACAAAATTGAAAGAAATCTTTCGCAGATCATTTGCAAATATGATGAATGAAACAGCTGAACTTAACAAAAAGAATGTTAAGTTTAGAGATGAATTGAATAAAAACCAAGGACTTGATTTTAAACCATTTGAAGTTTCAAAGATTGCAGAAGTTACTGGACCTGTCAATAATAAAAATGCTGGATCTGGTATGGAATTGAGTTTTGATAAAGAATTTAATGAAAATACAATTAAATTTGTTATTAAGAAATTAACAAATGAAGAAGATGATACAAAGAATTCTTTCAAATATGGTGTATGGTATACTGAATATCAAAACGAAGAAGATTTTGATAAACCCTCTGCTGAAATTCGTTATAAGTTATCCGATCCTATTACGAATGACACCGGAGAAGGTGAAGTAAAAAATAAATTATACAGTTTTATTAAAGACGCAATTAAAATTAATAATTAATTATGACACATTTAAAATCATTTATTACAAAAGAAAACGGAGAAAAAGAATATAAATTGGATGATATGGACCATCCGAATGGATGGGAATGGAAAGAAATAGAAATGTTACTTGGAATGGGTTTTGAACCCGAAGGTGATGCAAGAATGGTTCTAAAAGTAAGACATTATGATGGAATGAACGATATTACATATAAAATATACAAGACGGATGATGATTATGTTTTGTTAATTGATGATAGAAAACATTTATTTAAAACATTTAATGATATGTTAAATAAAATAGACGAACTTGGTTCTGTAGAAATTTAAAAAAATAAACCCCACTGTAAAAAGTGGGGTTTTTCGTTTCTATTTATAATTTTTTATTTGTTTACATCTTTTATTTCAAAATACTTTTCAAGAATATTTCCCATATCTTCATACAAACTTACCATTTCGGAATTTTGTTGTTGACATTTAGCTGCATTCTTTTTAAATGTTTCAGACATTCTTTTTAAATCTTTGAAATGACGAATTGCAGTATTTTCTTGCATCCAATCACCACATTCATTCAATGCATAGGTTTCTGCATATTGTGATATCTTATCAATGTTTTCGGCAACTTTCATCAATTGGTGATACTCATAAAGAAGTTTACCATATTCATTGTAATTGTTTACCAATTCATAAAGAGCTTTCTTTTCTTCTTTGGTAAGTGTCTTTACTGTTGTAGGAGATTCACTAGCAACTTGTGGTTGTTGTGGTGCAGATGGTTGTTGTTTAATACCAAGTGTTTCTGCTATTTCGGCTAATTTAATCATATGATATAAATATAAATATAAATCGGCGCATTAAAAACAAAATATATTTAGTTTTAAACTATATTGAATTCAAATTTGTCACTTCCACAATCCCATATTCTGTCATATCCATTATTTTTCATATTTTCCCATTCAGTTAAATTGATATCAAATGTTTTTATTTTTTTGGATAATATGTGTTTGGCAAAACTAAATCTATGATGTCTTTTATAACTATTACCTTTTCCATAATACCAATAATTGGGAGTACCATTTGAAATTTTTATAAAATTTAGTGTTGTATATAGATTACCTGAATTCCATCTTTTATCCGAATAAGTTATTATTTTTTTAGGATAGTATGTTTTTATAAAATATTTTAGTAATTTACTAGCCGCACCAATTACTGTAGTATTGGTTTTATTACAAAATCTATACATTTCCCATATATCAATCTTATTTTTATTTCCTAATGCGGTTCTTAATTTACCAAATGTCATAACAGATACTAATTCATTATTTAACAATAATCCCAGTTTAACAGATGAATTATCTTTTCCTTGAATATGATTCTTTTCTAAAAAATAATTTGATTCTGATGGTTTTATTACTTTTATTGTACATTTTCTTGCAAAAATTTTATTTTCATTTTTATTTAACAGATTTTTAATTCGGCTTTTAACAATATCTTTTTTAAATAACCATTCATCTTCAAAGATGTGAATTAATCGTATTCCTTTACTTTCACATTCTAAAGTTTTATTCAAATGATATTTTTTATTCTTACCACCATTAATTTCACCGTGCCAATACAAACCATTACATTCAAATGCAATCTTCTTGTCACATATATAAATGTCTAATTCTAATGTATTTAATACTGTTTTATCATTTCGTTTGATACCAACTGTAACTAAACTTTGTATAAAATTAAATACTTCTTCTTCAAAAATTGAAGAATGTTTATAACATTTTGTACATCTAGGAACATCACCGTCTTCTAAACAATCAAAAAATTCAGTATTACAAGTTAAACATTTAAATTTAAAGTTTGAATAATATCCATCAATAACATATTCATCCTTTGAAAATAAAGGAACAACTTTACTTTTCAATCTATCTGTAGAAAATAAACTATCATAAAACAAAGATCTACGTGTAACAGATGTTTTTAACTTTATTTCCTGACTTTGTTGTATATTTTTAACACCGTATTTTTTAATCATCGCCAATTCTTTTTTAGACTGATTTTGTAAAATCCATTCAACACCATATTTTTCTTTATTTGAACTTGCAATTTTATCCAAAATAATTTGTGATTTAGTAGGATTATCTACACCATAGTTTTTAACACATGTAACTTTTCGTTTTTCAATTATATCTTTGTTGCTCAATCCATATTCAACACCATATTTTTTATAATTGGTCTGTTTTATTTTGCTTACAGTTTGTGGATCAAATTGAGCACATACATTACTACATGTTCTTGAATATCCACTTGTATATGTTAAAAAATTAGGTACATTGTTACAATTAGGATTATTACACTTATACAAACTAAATTTTTCATTTACTATATGCCATATTTTTTGCGGAAATGTTGAATCATTTAAAAAATTAGTTTCTAATAAGATTTCATTATACACATCAATATAGTTATTTTTAATAAACCATTCTTTTTTACATCTTTTAGATACAAGTTTTTTATTTGAAATTAAATTATTCTCTATCCAGTTTTTAATCATATAGCGTTTGTCTTTGTACATAATTACATACAAATACAAAAAATAAAACACAAATTAAATGTGTTTTATTAATATAATTATTTAATTTCGCCTAAAATGTCTCTGATTAAATCTTCTACCTTTTCCCACTTATTAGTTAATGGATTTTTTACAATTCCTTCTTGTAAAGATTGTTCGCCAGATGGAAACATAAATGCACCTTTAGTTGATGGATTACTAACAAAATCGAATGCAATCAATTCAAAATCGTCCTGAACTTCATCAGTACCTTCGTGTACATTCTTTTTAACACTTCCCATTCCTCTTGAACTAATACCCAACTTAATACCGCAATTTAGTAATTCTTTTAAAATATTACCACTTGGTGTAGTTAAAATTTCAACTTCACCCATTAAATCATTGCCATTCCAGTACATTCTTTTTACGTTGTGACTTACATTTTTTAAATTCACAACGCTACTGTCTGGATGATCCAATTCACCGAGTGCTCTTCTTTCTCTGATGAAATTTTCATCATATTTATGAGCTTCTCTTTCTAAAATTTCTTTGCCGTATACTCTACCGTTTTGGTTTTTAGCTTCGGCTCTTTGTAGAACACCTTGTACAACCAATGGACCACCTTTTGCCATTGCTTCGTTAAGTACTGATTTATCTACATCAAATGTTATGCAATCTACTAATAATTTTTTATTCATATTTATTATACTCCTTTTGTTGCAGTATTTGTTGGTACAACAGGTGCAACTGGTGTTGCAGGAGCTTGTTGTTGTTTTTTCTTTACAGAAGGTGTAACAATTGCATTACCTAAAATTTTGATTTGATATGGTTGTTTAACAAAGTATTCACTTTCTTTTTGTTTACCTTGTTCTCTTCCTTTAATTACAATGACGTATTTTTCGTAATAAAAATCAATACTTACACCAGAAACATTTACTACATAGTCTTTTTCTGGTTGTCCATATCCTTTTGAAGCTCTCAATTGAACTTGTTTATTTCCAATTTTGCTTAATATTTTATTTTGAAAATTAGTCTTGTTTTGTGATGTAGATTGAGACACTCTACTTTCAAAGTCAGTCAAATCAAATTTAGCATCATATAAATTTGGATCTTCTTGACCTTGTTGTGGATTTGAATCTTGTTTAGGTTCAGATACTGGTTCAGCAGCTTCATTTACAGGTTTTGCTAGAGTATATCCAAGAGCAGTAGCTACATCCGGTCTACCTTTTTTACTCTTGGAAACCCAATTTGGAACAGAAATAGCACCAACTGCACCAGTTGTTGTGATTTCATCCATTACTTGTTTAATTAATTCTTTGATTTTTTGTTTCAAAGATTCATCTGATTTAATAATTTCTTTTGTTTCGTTCATATTAAAGTTGATTCTTGATTTCTTTTATCAATTCATATGATAACAATAGAACCATAATTTGATTATCTTTAACGAGATTAAATTTTTTAACATTATCAAGTTGTTTTACAGTTTCATTAATCTTAATCTTGATAACATCATCAGAAATTTTAGATGTTAATTCGGCCAATTGTTTATTGACATTTGTTACTTCAGAATCGATTAATTTCTTTAATGAATTTGTATTACTGATACTATTGATATATTCTTTCAATAGATTTTTTTGACTTGAATTCAAATCTTTATACTTTTCATTTAGAGATTCTACTAATATCTTATAACTTAAAAGACGAACTTCTTCATTTTGTTGTTTATAAACATTAATCATTTCATCTTCAGTTTCTTTAACTACTTTTTTAGAACCACATAAATTTTCAACTATACTGGTTCTAGAAGAAACAATTTCTTTTACATCAAACTTTGAATTTTTATCACTATGATTTTCAAAAATTTTATATATTGAAGCCAATACTTTATAATTCTTAATACTAGACTTAAATAAATCATTGATTGGATAAACATCCTTGATTTCTTTAATTAAATTGTATTTTTCGGACGTTAATGTCTTTTGATTTAGTTTATCTCTTTGTTTTAATACAATTTCAATGTATTTTTCTGCTTGTGTTTCGTCTTTCGCAACTTCATTAACTAAAAAGTTATACAATTGTAACTCTTTGCCTAATTCTTTATTTTCAGAAAAATATTTAAATAGAATATTCTTGGCAAAAGATTCGTCTTTTCCAGACAAAATATCTGATGTCACTTGTCGAGTGAGCAATTCAAACAATATTCCTGTATTTCTAAACTTTGAATGCTTAGCTTTGTGCATATAATTTAATCTTCGTTATTTTATAAATATAGTAAATTTATAGTAAAAATCATTTTTAATATACTATTTACACGGATTATTCAATAATATTTTTTTCGTCTAACATTGATAGACTTTTTGTTTCGTTTAATAGTTCAGTTTTTATTTGAGATGTTGTTTTTAAAAAGTCATTTAAACCCTCTAAACTCAATGGAGATTTGGTTTTGGAACCTTGTCTTAATGGGTCTGTTTGAGATTGTGATACATTTTCTTTACTTCCCAATGGGTCATATCCAAATGTATTATCTTTTCTTTTTTTATGAGAACCTTTTTGTGAAGGTCTTTTATATGTTCTAAGTGATTTTTCAGTTAATGCAGGAGTTTCACCACTAGTTTCTCCACCACCGGGTTCGCCACCTGTTTCACTTCCGGCTTCTGGAGTTGCACCAGTTTCTCCGCCGGCGTCAGCACCAATATCACCACCACCAGTTTCTCCGCCAGAACCGTCTTCAGGTTTAATTTTATTGAATGGTTTAGCTGGATCAATACCTTCATCTTCAATTTGTTTAAATCTGTAAGATTGTTTAGCATCTTCAACTAAGTCATTCTTTTGAATATCTACGTCTTCATCGGAAATCTTAAATACATTTTCATATATCCATTTCTTACTAAATAATTTGGTTTCCATCATATCTTTGGAAAGATTTACTTTATCTTGCCAAATAGCAATTTTTTCTTTTTCAAAAATTACTGAAGGATTTGTTAATTCCAATGTAAAATCAACCAATGATGCATCTTTATATCCTTGAGCATACAAATGTACCATTGCAATTTTGTTCAATTCACTAATCAAAATTCTTTGTACTCTGTTTACAGTCTTGGCAAATCTTACGTCTTCACTTGCAAGTGTTGCTTTACCACTCAAATCTTCTTCATAACCCAAAAATGCCTTGGGAATCTTTAATGCAGCTAACATCTTATTACGAAGATATTCAATGTCATCAATACCATTGAATTCCATACCACTCAAAGGTTCAATACTAGTACCACTATCACTACCACGAACTGGTAAATAGAAATCTTCTACCATATTTTGAAGATTGAAACGAAGATTATAATCACCTGTTCTTTCGTCAATATATGGGACTTTTTTCATCTTATCCATCAATCTTTGCATATATTGGTCCACTTCCGCAGGAGGAATATTACCAACGTCAACCTTGAAAATTCTCTTTTCTGGAGCACGCATTACACGGTGAATTAACATTGCGTCTTCCATCAATGATAACTGTTTCCATACTCTTCTACCACCTTCAATAATACTCTTACCATATGGAATAAAATTGCTATCACTCAACATTCTAAAATGCGCAATTTGATAATTTTCCAATTCTTCCAATCTACCACCTTCAGGTAAATTAATTTGGAATTTAACATAATTCTTGTTTGTTAAATCGCTATTTTCTACACGGGTAACATTATATGCACTAATAGGTTCCACCATGTAAACACCATATTCTGGACTAATATACATTTTTAAATAGAAATCACCATACTTTACAAGATTTCTAGTCCAACTCCACATATTAAATTCAATATTAAGAATGTCATAAAACAAATTATAAAGAATTTGTTTGATGTTATCGTTGGTTGAATGAATTATTAGAATTTCTCCCAGTTCATTCTTAGTTACACATTCATCTGCGTAAATATCCAATGCAGAACTAATGATAGGGTCCATATCCATTGTATCATAATCACGGAATAATTCAATACGAGCAGCTTGATAACTTAAAGTAAAATCTCTACTGTATTGATTATATGAAGATGTTCTAATTCTATTAAAACGATCTCTAAGTGTATTACGATCTGTAGCATACATTACTTCATCTGTATCTACCACTTTTAATTTCTTACCGCCAATATTACGAATTACTGCATCGGTGGAAAAAAGTCTCTTTAATTTTGAATATAAAGATCTTTGTTTTAATATTTGAAATTCTTCGTTTGCCATAGTTTTATATATATAAATATGTTATAGTAACCAAGTTAGGTTTTCTTTTTTATCTGTAGTTTTTCCGGTTGTCATTTGCCATGCTTCTTGACTACTCGCTGATTGCGCTTTATAAATATTTTGTGATCCGCCTATTCTGGTAATTCCACCCAACATTGATCTATTTAAATCCATACTTTGTTGTCTTAGTTTTAACGCTGTATCTCTAACCCATAAACCAATACTCATTGCCATAACTAAATCGTCATTATAACCTTTCATCGCAGCGACTTTATTGCCATCCCAAATAAATACAGATAATTCATCTAAAAATCTAAGCGATCTTACTTCTACAGATCTTTCCCTAAAATATGTTTCCAATTTTGAAATCAATAATGGTCTAGTCTTTTGACTATTAGTAAAGCCAGGAATCATTTTCTTTTCATCTCTATTAACTTTATTAGTCAATTGTCTTTCAACGTCAACATATTGTAGGTCTGCACTACTATAGAACGTATTTGGATATTGTCTATCTATTATTTGTTGTAAAACTGCCCAACCAATATTTGCATTTTCAACTATAAGTAAAGCATTATTATATTCTGTAGCCACACTTACCAACATATTACCATAATCTTTAGTACCAATTTGTCCTTTATATTCGGCAACTTGCGTCAATGATTCTACATCAAGAACTTGAAATGCACTATAATCCGCTCCGTCACCTCTAGCAACGTCAGCACTAACTATATAATTTCTACTATAATCGGGATATTCCCATATCCAATATCCATGATCCATTCCTCTCATTTCTATTGGTTCTTTTACTTTACTTTGTTTGTAAAAATCAATAGTAGCTGCATCAACAATTCCGTTACCTGTAGTGGAAAAATCACAGTCGCATTCTTGGGCCGCACCTTTAACACCAGATAATTCTGTTTGTTTATCTCTCCAAGTTTGATCACGTTCTGGATGCAAATGCCAAGGAAGTCTAATTGTATTGAATTTATTTTCTTTAGCTTCTGCTTTTATCCATGTTTGATGAAAGAAATTACCAACACCATTTGGTGTACTTAACATGATAGCTCTACCACCAGTACTTAATGTATATTGTGCAGACAACCAAATTTCTTCAATGTTATCAATAAATGCAGCTTCATCGATAATCAACAATGACAATGCAGAAGAACGACCTGATGTACCAGCAGATGATACGGCTTTAATCTGTGAACCGTTTGTCAATCTTAAACTTAATCTATTATCTTCTTGTTCTTTTACTTTCAACCAAGATGGAAGATTATCGTTAGCAAATCTAACACGGGTAACAATTTCTTTAGATGTTTCTTGATTGATACTAATACACAGAACATTTTTATCTTTATGAAATACCATTAACCACAAACTATATGCTGCAGTTAATGTACTAATACCCATCTGTCTAGACTTTAATATAATATTAAAATCATGATCTACTAAATCAGTTAAAGTCTTTTCTTGAAATTCATACAAATCAAAGTTTACGGTTCCACGAATAGGATGTTGAATTTTAACATACTTTTTCATGAAATAAATCGGATCTACAAGACATTTCTTATATTCCTCTTTAATTACTTCTTTAAGTGTTTTGGGTGTACTCATTGATCAACCGAATTCAATTTATCTAAAACCATTTGTTTAGCTTTCTTTTCAATTTCTGGATTATAATTTAATTTCAACAATTCTTCAGTAGCTTTTACAATATTTTCATCGACTTCTTTTAAATCTTTTTTCAAATCAGATAAAACTTTTTGCATTTGATTTGTATCATCCGTCCAGAATTCTTGGCTACCATCATCATTAAAAAATTGTAATTTTTCATCTGGATTTTTTTCTAAATATTCAATGCTATCAGTAATATTTTTCTTAAAATCATTCATTTCAGAAAGCATACTATTATAGATTTTATATCTTTCATAATCCGCATATACGCCTAATGTTTTTAATTTGCTATCAAATGAAATAGTGCAATCATAACATTTACCTGTTTTAGGAAAAAATCTATCATCAAGATAATTGCCAAATTTCATATCTGCATTACAGATACTACATCTTTGATCAATTTTAATTTGTCCAAGTTTAGATACTTTTCTCTTGCTTCCGTTTTTCCAAATCCATTTATTACCTTGTCCATCTTCCCATTCTTCTCCTTCTTTTCTTTTACTATTATTCAAATTAGGATCATAACCAACTTGAATAAATGCTCTTTCACCATTTAAATAACTTCTTACTATATCTAAATTAGATTTTCCTGTCTTTAATTTTATATTTTTGCCAGTATTACTTCTCATAACTTATAGTCCATCCTTTATATTGTTGATATTTTTTCTTTTTACCATCTAATAGATAGTAAACATCTGAACATAATTTATATTTTTTTCTAAAATCAAACATAGTTCCTACAAATTCTTCATTTAATTGTTTATTAACAAAATGGTATGTTGTAGAAATAAAATTAGGATGTTCAGATCCTTTTTTTGCAAATTGATTCGTTTTTCCTAATTTTTCTTTTGATTTAATTTCTTTCAATTTTATTCCCATTTCACTATTCCAAAATTGATTACTAGATAAAGACATTATTTTTTTATTTTCATCAGAATGTGTTTTTTTATACATTGGATTTTTTTCTGCCAAAAATTTTCCTTTATTTTTTCCTTTTAATTTTTCAGAAAGTAATTTTTTAGTTTCTTCTGTGTGATGTTTTCCAAAAAATGGATTTTTTATACCACTTGTTCTATCTGATATTTTTTTACAGTCTTCTGGTTTAAGTTTTCTGCCAAGTGGACTTTCAGTATTTGGATTTATATTATATTTTGGTTTTAAATTATCCAAATAATGTTGTTCTTTTATTAAACATTCAGATGGTTCACAACATTCTATAATTTCAAATTTAAAATTGTTTTCTCCGTATTTATTCCACGCTCTTTGAAGAATGATAGAATGATGTTTATTATTTTTTAATTGGTGTTTATGTGTATTCCATCGTTTATTGAAAGTATATGATGCACTTCCAATATAACAGTCATCATTGATGATATTTCTTATTTTATATATTCCAGTATTAGACATAGACCGTTCATTCATATAGAATAAATATGATTAAAAAAAGTAAAAATTACTTTCCTGTTGCTCTTTTCATAACTTTACTTTTAATCTTTCCAATTCCTTTTTGAAATCATCTAAGATTTCAGTTCTTTTGTTTTTATAACGAAAAGTATTACCTTTCACTAATTTAATTAGTTTTTCTAAAGTGTTAATGTCATTAAATGTTACATTATTGCCAAATAAAAATTTAGCAACGTCATCCATATCCGTATAAACAGTTTTTATATTTTGTTTTTCTTGTTTACCTTTTTCATTTGTTATAACATCTGCACTTTGAAGTCCTTTTTTCCAATTCATTTGATATCTTTTCATCTTGTTTGGATCTTCAGTAGGTTCATAACTATTAGACATAATATTCATTAATAGAATATTTCTTAATGCCGCCTTATACTTAGAATCAGGTGCACCAGATAAAGATTTAATCATAAAATTTAAATCTCCAATCATCAAATCTATTTGTACATAACCATCTTCATTTGGTATTTCGGTTGATTTAACAGGATTACCATTTTCATCAATTATAGGTACATTTAAATGTAATTGGTCTAATCCCGTATTTATTTTAAATGATGGTGTAGGAACAGTCGCAGGTTTATTTGCTTCCATATGTTGTTTTAATTTATCATAAAACATTTTTTTATCATAATCATAATCTACACCAAATAATTGATTCAATTGTTGAGTGGATACTGCGACATCAATATCACCCAGAACTGGTTTGGATTTGTTTCCAATAATTTCATAATTTAATGAATCAAGATTCCATATTTTTAATCCATTTTTTATTGTGGAATCTAAATATTGTTTTGGTAAACCACTATTTGCAGCAACAGCATTACCACTTTCGGTAATTAAAAATTCTTTCAATATATCATTAACGATTTTATTTCCCAAATCAGCGTGTTTCTTAATCTTATCTATAGATGCTTGAGTTTCTGGTGTAGTTGCTTTCTTTTCTTTCTTTGAATATTGTTCAATCATCTTTTCTGCATATTTGTCTTTTATTGTTTTAATAAATGATGTATAATCAAATCCCAAATCAGAAAGAATACCATTTTTATCAAGAGTTCTTGCAAATCCAAGAACACCTGTAGTTAAATCTTTTAATTTAACATTATATGGATTTACGCCACTGTGTGTAGATAAATTTGGGTCAACAACAGTAATCTTTTTACTAAATAATTCGGCCAAAAAGTCTGCCAAATCTCTTAAAAATGTACGGGGGCTATTAGATATCAATTTGTCTACAACATCTTTTCTTAACATTGGAGATACAATCTTACCATCCTTAAATTTAGCTCTTACGCCGGTATCGCCAATTCTAATATTTAAAATTTCTGCTAATGCAGCATACATTCCTCCCATTGTAAATCCTTTTATACCTCTTTCAGGTGTAAATCTAGCCGCAAACCAATCTTTATATATTTTTGTAGTATATAATAAATCCAATTGAACCCAACTATCATCATCGAGTTTGATTATAATCTGTTTACCATCCGATCTTTTTGCACTTTCAATATCAATGTAATTTTGTCCTCCTTTTTCAATAAATTGAATTACATTTTTGATATATTCTTTTTTTATGTCACTGCCGTTTTCACCGGTTTCAATTGGTATAACAACCATTACATCAATATCACCATAAGTTACTTGTTTTTTATCGTGTTGGTCTTGTCTATAATATCCTGCCGAACCTAATATTTGATAATCTTTAATTGGAGTCATTGGTATGTCGCTTAAAAACATATTCAAATCAGCCAAAAAAACTTTAAACTTTTCAGTTGCTTTTTCAATTGTATCTGGTGACAAAACTGTCTTGGATGTAAGTTCTGGTTTTAACCATCCACCTTCATCAATTGGTTGTTTATGCGCAGCTCTATTTGCTGCGCTGAATTTGGAACGGGAAACATACTTAATATCACCTTCTGGATGAGAGAATACATAACCCTCACCTCCTGGTTCATTGCCTATATATGATTTAATTTCACTATCTTGATTGTCTATTTGATTAATAATTTCATCTTTAACCGTCATTATTTCCACAACAACTTTCCATAAAGATTCAAATCCGGCACGATTACTATTAACATAATCAGTAATTTTCTTTTTCATCGTATCTGTAAGATTACTCTGACTAATCCATTGTAGAAAATCATCGCCAATATTTACTAATCCGGTATCTACTTTACTATTCAAATATTTATATAATATATCTGGAAAATTAGTCATTTTCATACTTGTCAATTTAGATGGATTAATAAAATCATCTATATTTCTAGCATATTTATTAATATAAAGTACAATATCTTTCAACCTCTTTTCATTTACATCAGGCGGATTATGTACAGATATTGGTGGTATTACTAATAATTGATTGCCTTGAAATACATTGTAATTTGTAATCGCAGTTTCATTTCCAAAACTGTCTACTTCTCTATGTACTACAACCGCAGCTTTACTTTGTGCAATTTTTCTTCCCAATTCAGAATTAACATCTACTGTATATGTAACAATATTTGGTTTAAAAACATATCTTCCATTTTCAATCAATGGTGTATTAAAATATAACAAATCGCCTTTGAAATAACCTCTAAATGTTGTTGGAACCGCAGATTCAAATATAGAAAATACACGTTTCATTTCTTGAACAAACAATCCATATTCGTCTGTTTTTACGCTTTTACCTCTATTCAAAAACATTTGTTCCAATTCTTCTGGTGACGTTGGTCTGCCATTATATCCTTTGGCAACAAATCCGCTTTTATCGGTTAATACAAATTTTCCTTCATCATTTCTACCAAAAACAACTGCCGGAGAACCATCCCATTTTAATGTAACATTTTTATATCCTTCTTTTTCTAATTCGATGAAACTTTTGATTGAACGAATGGCTCCTTTGGAACCTTCCCAAAATATCAAATCTTCCGCATGGTCTATGCGAGCAGCTTCGTTAAGTAATATATTAGATACCAAAAAATGTTCTAAATTATTCAGCTTTATCATATGGTTTTAAAAATGTATTGTCAAATGTTGTAATGGCTTTATTGTAGGAACGATTTGTTTCATCAAGAGTATTATCCGTGAATTGCCAGTTCCAAAATAATTCATCGGGTGTATTGAATCCAAAAAATTGAAGCACTTCTTTTTGTGTTTTAGTGACATACTTTCCGTTCCAGTTTTGTCCAGTCGCAATAAATCCTGCGTCAATATTTTTTACTATATTTTTTTCTCCTAATGTAGAATGTCTATTTTCAATCCAAGTTAATCTTTCAATTAATTTTTGATAATACCCATTAGCTTGTCCCCATCTAACACTAGCAAAAAATAAAACTGTATCACTTTCAAATAATTCTTTACTTATTTTCCATAATTCATCACTTTTATTATTTATACTAGCCCAACAACGATGATACCCACTTGGATTTTTTTCTTTATCTTTTAATAACGATTTTACAGTTCCACAATGATTGCCATCAAATTCTCTGTTACTACTTACATTACCTTCACACGGAACTATATTAAGTTTTGTAGTATCAATTAACGTGACTTTTTCTTTACCTAATAAATCTTGAATTTTTATAGCCAATTGACTGCTCTTAGGAACATCTTCTTTATGTTGTGACCATCTATTACTGGTTGTCAACAACAATACTTTATTCTTTTGTCTTAAATAATCAATGGTTTTCTTATACTTTTTAGCATAAAAATCCATATCTTGTTCACTAGAAGGCAATTGTGCCTCTAATAATAAGTCAGTTAACTTAATCATCGTATAATATAAATAGTAACTATTTACGATTCCATTCAAACTTAAAATGTCCACAATCCCAAATTCTATCATATCCATTAATCTGCATATTTTGCCATTCACTCAAATTAATATCAAATTTTTCAATCTTTTCTTTTAATTTATGTTTTTGAAAATGAGTTCTTTCAATTGGTACTCCTTTGTTTTTATGAAAATAATGATAACCAGGTAAAGTGTCATCTACAAATGACATACCAATTTGTTTATATAAATTACCTGTAAATAATCTTTTATCACTATATGTTACAATAGAATTTACATCATAATTTTTTATAAAATGATTGAATAATTTAGAAGCACCTCCTATTACATTTGTATTTAATATATTACAATATCTAGATAACTCATATTGATATTTTTTATCATATCTAGATTTAACAAAAGTCATCAGTGATACCAAAACATTATTATGATATAATCCTAATCTTATAGATGATGTATCATTTCTCTGTATATGGTTATCATTCAAAAATGCAGATTTTTCATCATTAATCACTGGTTTTATTTCACATTTACGTGCAAATATTCTTTTGGACTTACCAATTTTACTTAATAAAATGCTTTTTATTATATCTTGTTTACATTGCCATTCCCAATCCCATATATGCATCAATTGAATATTTTTATCAAGTGACAACTTAGTTTTATGTAAATGATAGTGTTTGTCTTTGCCACCAACAAGTTCACTATGCCAGTATATTCCGTTATATTCTATACCCAAATTTAATCTTGGTATTAAAATATCAATTTCTTGTCCACTTAATGTATTTCTATCATTTTCTATAATTTCACCATCATAAATTGTTTTTATATAAGATAAAATTTCTTTTTCTTCATTTGAAATATTACTTGTT